ATTGACGAAGAGTATCAGTTTACCCGTCAAGCTATACAGATATGCCATGAGGCCGGGCTTAATATTTGTACGCTTACTAAGGGCGGCAGCAGGGCCTTGCGGGATATTGATTTGTTCACTCAGCGAGACGCGTTCGCGGTTACGCTTACCACGTTGGACAATGCAGAATCGAAACGGTGGGAACCAGATGCGGCTTTGCCCGCTGATAGAATTGATACTTTGGCAAAATTCCATGAAGCTGGTATTCCAACCTGGGTTAGCCTGGAACCGGTACTCAGCCCTGACGCTGTTTTCGAGATTATACGACAGACCAAAGATGTGGTGGATGAATTCAAGGTCGGGGTGCTCAATTACCGCGCTGAAGCCAAGCAAATTGATTGGCCGCGTTTCGCCTATGATGTTAGGGAGTTGTTGGAATCTCTTGGTTGCAACTATTATCTCAAGCGCGATTTGCGAAAATATTTACACTGATTTTATCTCATTACCTACGACAACGGCGGGCGCGGTTATACCTGCCGTTGTTTTCGTTGCGGTGAGCTTGGAGAGATTGGCCGGCATGGGACTCTCCCCTGAGTTGGTGAGTGATGGTTGACATCCGGGAACGACAGCGTAACGCTGAGACGGGCGAACTGGAAGCGCGGTTGGTGGATTGAACATCATGGCATTAAACAACGGAGTACAAGCGTCAATAGACAATCGTCGGCGGGCGGTGGCGGCTATGCGTCTGCGTCATTTGACCCAGCGCGAGATTGTCGTGGCGTTAGCCAAGAAGGACGTACTCAACCCGAGCAGCGGTGAACCGTACAGCCTGGGCACTGTCAATGCGGACATCAAGGCCTTACGCTCGCAGTGGCGGGAGAAAGCTGCTGATGATACCGGCGAATGGGTCGCTGATTCTCTGGCAGAATTGGAAGAAGTCAGACGGCAAGCGTGGTCAAAGGGTGAACTGGCGATTGTGCTTAAGTCGCTGAAACAAGAGGCGGAGTTGTTGGGTTTGGACGCGCCGGCGCGCACTGAGTTATCTGGCTCTCTGGCGGTCAAAGCCTACACGGTCTTAGCGAATCCTGATGACTGGGAAGACTGAGTATCTTGCACTTTACAAACCACTTCCGTGGCAAATAGCACCATTCAACGACAAGTCACCGATATTGCTTCTCACCGGTTCGGCTGGCGGGGGCAAATCACGGGTGGCAGCGGAGAAGTTGCACGCGTTCAACCTGCGCTATCCCGGGGCCACCACGTTGATGCTTCGCAAGGCCCGGGAATATGCCGCCAAGAGCGTCGTCCCGTTTATGAGCCATACCGTGATGGGGCCGGATCCCCAGGTCACCATGAAGAAGGGTGACGGTTGGTTTGAGTACGAAAATGGCAGCCTGCTGTATTGGGGTGGCATGAAGGATGAGGGCCAGCGTCAGGCCATCCGGTCCATGGGTAAGGACGGCTCACTTGACATGGTGTGGGTCGAAGAGGGTAATGCCTTCACGGAAGAGGACTATCAGGAGCTATTGGCCAGGATGCGGGGCAAAGCCGCTTCGTGGGGGCAGATCATTCTTTCGACCAACCCTGACCGACCTACACACTGGATTAAGAAGAGGCTGATTGACGGGGGCGAAGCCGCGGTATATTTCAGCCGCGCTGCTGAAAACCCTTACAATCCACCCCAGTACATTGACATGCTGAATCGCTTAACGGGAGTGCTGGGTCTTCGCCTGCGAGATGGGAAATGGGTACAGGCAGAAGGAGCGGTATATGACACATTCAGCGATGAGCTACATGTGGTGGACTGGTTCGACCCACCGCAGGAATGGAGACGGATACGGGCCGTTGACTTTGGTTACACTAACCCGTTTGTGTGTCAGTGGTGGGCGTTGGATGGTGATGATCGGATGTACCTGTACCGGGAGATTTACAAGAGCAAGCGATTGGTCTCGGACCATGCGGCAGAGATCAACAGATTGAGCCAGGGGGAGCACATTGAGGCAACAGTGGCAGACCATGATGCCGAAGACCGGGCCACGCTACACGCGGCGGGGATCATCACTATCCCGGCTGATAAGCGGGTACAGTTAGGGATTCAGCGGGTAAGGGAGCGGTTGACGGTACAGCCAGATGGCAAACCCAGACTATTTATCATGCGGGGAGCAACAGTGGATATTGACGACGACTTGTTACAGGCCCGTAAGTCTACCAGCACGCTAGAGGAAGCGCCGGGATATGCCTGGCACAAAGGGCAGGATGGCCGGCCTAACAAAGAGGAGCCGGTCAAGGAGAACGATCACGGTTTGGATGCTGCCCGCTACGCTGCGATGTACGTTGACAAACCGCGCCGCAAGGCAAGGAGTTATCAAGGCTAATGACCCAGAACCCCGATGTGAAAATCGCCTACGAGGAGATCATAGCCAAGCGCCGGGACTATAACCTGCTGTGGCGCTACTACGAAGGTGACCAGCCTCTTGTATATTCCGTTGAGAAATTAAGAGAGGTATTCACGCGCGCGGGCGTAACCTTCAACGAGAACTGGTGCGCGGTGGTAGTGGACTCTACCATGGAACGGCTGCAATTGGCGAACCTCAGCGTGATGAACAATGACGACGCCAGTCTGGCTCTGGGCGGCTTGATGTCTGACACCGAACTAAACCTGGAGGACGACTCCATTCACCTGGCGGCTCTGGTGTGTGGCGAGGCCTTCCTGATCGCCTGGCTGAGTGACGACGGACAGCCGGAAGCGTACTACAACGACCCCCGCCTGTGTCACGTCGAATATAGTGCCGACAATCCCCACAAAAAGCTGTGGGCGGCCAAGATGTGGCAGGACGGGAAGATCCACTTCTTGACGCTGTACTACCCCGACAGAATCGAGTATTACACCGCCGAAGGGGCGATGCTTACCAGCTCGAAAGCCTTCGTATTGAGGAAAGAAGAGAATGGTGCGAACCCGGCCGAGAATCCTTACGGCGTCATACCGGTATTTCACTTCAGGCGGGTGCGGCGCACCGTTAGCTCAGAGCTGCTCGACATCACACCCATCCAGGACGCTATCAACAAGCTCATTGCCGACATGATGGTCGCCGCAGAATACTCAGCATTCCGGCAGCGGTGGATTATCAGCAACGAGGACACGGACACGCTCAAGAACAGCCCGAACGAAATTTGGCAATTACCCGCTGGGGACGGCGTGGGCCAACAGACACAGGTGGGCCAATTCGACGCCGCGGAGCTAAAGAACTACATCGAAGCCATTGCATCCAAGGTCAACGCTGTGGCGGCTATTAGTCGGACACCGCATTACTATTTCTTCTCCCAGGGCGACATGCCCAGCGGGGAAGCGTTGATTGCACTGGAGGCCCCGCTTAACAAGAAGGCCGCCAGATTGACCGGTATCCTCGGTCGCACCTGGCAGGCTGTGGCACAATTCCTATTGATGTTACAGGGCACGACAGTAGAACTAAACGACATCCGGGCCACCTGGGAGCCGATTCAGACGGTGCAGCCCAGGACTGAGGCGGAGATTCGAGAGATCAACGTTCGGTCCGGGATCCCGCTAGAGACGGTGCTCAGGATGCAGGGCTGGACCAAAGAGCAGATCGAGCAGATGCGCGAAGACCGTATCCAGGAGCAGGCGGACCAACAGAACAGTCTAGCGAAAGCGTTATTGACACAAGAACGGCAGTTTAGTCAGGGAGGTGAATAATGGGCAGGAGACAGGACGTAAACGAGGGCGGGCTGACTGAATTGGTCGGCATCAATGAGGAAGTAAACACGGGCGACTATAGCGGGTCTGTAGGAGTAGCGTTAGGTGATCATGTTAGTGGTGAAATTAGGCAAGTTACGCTTTACGCTACGGAAGACGGTTCGGGGGCAGTTCAAGATTCTGCAGGCATTCTGATTATTCTGGACGCAGACCCCGCTATTGCATCGGGCGACACTGCCATGACTGCCGCTGAGCGGGTGACGGTAATCGGGCAGATCTTTGTAGGTGCAGGGGATTGGATAACGGATGCTAATGGTGGTACAGCAGTGCTTATTG